CACCTTGGGTGGCAAATTGAGCGCCGTGCTGGTCGCCGCGGGCAGTTCCGTCGGGCTGGGCAACATCTGGCGCTTCCCTTATGTAGCCGGGGAGAACGGCGGCGGGGCATTTCTGATAATCTATGTCCTTTGTGTCCTGCTGCTGGGACTGCCGCTCATGATCGCGGAATTCACCGTGGGGCGTGCCTCGCACCGCAACGCCGTGGGTGCCTACCGGGCGCTGAACCCGCGGTGGAGCTTCCTGGGATACAACGGCGTGCTGGCGGCATTCCTGATTCTGGGTTTCTACTTCGTGGTTTCGGGCTGGACGGCGGAATACATGGTACATTCCGTAACGGGCAGCTTCGCCCGCGTCTCGACCGCCGGGGAGTACAAGGATATTTTCGAAACGTTCATCAGCAACCCCTGGCGACCCGTATTGTATACCTGCCTCTTCGTGCTGGCTACCCATTTCGTAATCGCCTTGGGCGTACAGAAAGGCATCGAACGCTCGGCCAAGATACTCATGCCGCTGCTGCTGCTCATCCTGATCGTGCTGTCGATCCACTCGCTGCTGATGCCGGGCGGGGAGGCCGGGCTGAAGTTCCTCTTCGCCCCGGATTTCTCGAAGGTAACCCCGTCGACGGTGCTCGTCGCACTGGGGCAGGCCTTCTTCTCGCTCTCGATCGGCATCGGCACGATGGTGACCTACGCCTCGTATTTCAAACCCGACACGAACCTGCGCCACACGGCGCTCAACGTCACGATCCTCGACACGCTGGTGGCCGTACTGGCCGGCGTGGTGATCTTCCCGGCCGTGTTCAGCGCCGGTATCGAACCCACATCGGGCCGGGCACTGGTCTTCATCACCCTGCCGAGCATCTTCAACAGTATGCCGCTGAGCATGGTCTGGTCGTCGATCTTCTTCCTGCTGCTGGCCGTCGCAGCCCTGACCTCGACCATCTCGCTGCACGAAGTGGTCACGGTCTACCTGCACGAGGAGTGGCACCTGAGCCGCAAGGCCGCCGCATGGCTCACGACCGCCGCCACGTCCGCCCTGGCATCGCTGGCATCGCTGTCGCTCGGGGTGCTGGGCAGCTGGAAGGTCTGCGGGCTTTCGCTCTTCGACTCGCTCGACTTCCTGACGGCCAACATCCTGCTGCCGGCAGGCGGGCTTTTCACCTGCATCTTCGTGGGCTGGAAGCTCGACCACCACATCCTCAAGGCGCAGATCACCAACAACGGAGAGTTGAAATTCCGTATCTACGGGCTATTCAGCTTCCTGCTGCGCTACGTCTGCCCGGCAGTGCTGCTGCTGATCTTCCTCGACAACCTCGGGGTATTCTGACAAGAGGCGACAAGCGTTTCCCCGGCCCCGGACTTTCCCAAGTCCGGGGATTTTTTATTTCCGCGGCCGGGGCCGGAGGGAGGCCATGCATTTCGATTCAAAACCATTCTTTCACAAAAAAGCAGATATTTCGTCCAATTTTTTTGTGTTTTATTTTGGAAAATAAAATTAAAGATTTATTTTTGTTTCATAATGAAATTAAAAATATTACACATCACAATTAAAGCACGGACAAAACTGACAAAACAAGAAACCCCCTAAAACGGCACGAGACTCATTCCCGGGCCGTAAAAGGCAAACCGCGGGCAGCACCCGCGGCCTGCATCCGTCCTCAGAGACAAACTTTCGCAGCGGCAGCCGACTGCCAGGGTATGAAAAAAGGATTACATTCCGGTGACAACGACGCACGAAGCCAATTATTAAAATAAACACATAGCGAAAAAGCAAATTTGGGAAAAGCGTAGCGAATTAGCTGATACAGCGTTCGTTACGCTTTGTTTTTCTATGGAGCAGAGCCAACGAAATGCCACCTCGAAGCCAAACGGTGCAGAAGTTCAGTTACCACCTCATTACTCCCATAACGGGTGCAGATTTCTTGCTAAATAGTTCTGTTTCTGCGTTTTGCGTCGATTTGCATAGCTGTCGGTAACTCACTAATAACTAATTTTGTAACCAAAAAAGGAGTGAGTATGCGAAGTACATTCAAGGTATTATTTTACGTGAAGAAAGGCAGCGAGAAGCCGAACGGCAACCTGCCTCTGATGTGCCGTATCACGGTGGACGGCGAGATTAAACAGTTCAGTTGCAAGATGGACGTTCCCCCACGCTTGTGGGACGTGAAGAACAGCCGTGCTTCGGGCAAGAGCGTCGAAGCGCAGAGAATCAACCTTGCGGTAGATAAAATCCGTGTGGATGTAAACCGCCGTTATCAAGAACTGATGCAGACGGACGGTTATGTTACCGCCGCCAAACTCAAAGACGCCTATCTCGGCATCGGCGTCAAGCAGGAAACCTTGTTGAAGCTGTTCGAGCAGCACAACGCCGAGTTTGAGAAGAAAGTCGGACACAGCAGGGCGCAGGGGACATTTACCCGTTATCGGACGGTCTGCAACCATATTCGGGAGTTCCTGCCCCATGCCTACAAGCGTGAGGACATCCCGTTAAAGGAACTCAACCTCACATTCATCAACGATTTCGAGTATTTTTTGCGCACGGAGAAGAAATGCCGCACCAATACCGTGTGGGGCTACATGATTGTGTTGAAACACATCGTTTCCATTGCGAGGAACGACGGGCGTTTGCCGTTCAACCCCTTTGCGGGATATATCAACTCTCCCGAAAGCGTGGATAGGGGCTACCTCACCCAAACGGAGATACAGACGCTCATGGACGCACCGATGAAGAACGCCACCCATGAACTTGTACGGAACTTGTTCGTCTTTTCCGTGTTCACGGGTTTGGCGTATTCGGACGTGAAGAACCTCACCGCCGACCGCCTGCAAACATTCTTCGACGGCAATCTGTGGATAATCACCCGAAGAAAGAAAACCAACACCGAATCGAACATCCGTCTTTTGGACGTTCCAAAACGTATCATAGAGAAATACAAGGGGCTGGCAAGGGACGGTCATGTTTTCCCCGTTCCGAGCAATGGCAGTTGCAACAAGATACTCAAAGAGATAGGCAGACAGTGCGGTTTCAAGGTGCGCTTGACCTATCACCTTGCACGTCACACGAACGCCACGACCGTACTTTTGTCGCACGGCGTACCCATTGAAACCGTCAGCAGGCTTCTCGGTCACACTAACATAAAGACCACCCAGATTTACGCCAAAATCACCGCCCAAAAGATAAGTCAGGACATGGAAGACTTGTCGCACAAGTTGGAGGATATGGAGAAGAGTATTTGCCGAGCCATTTAGTCACCTTAAAACAGTATACCGATGAAAGGAGAAAGGAACATTATCACGATGGACGGGCAGGGCAATATCTCCCTGCCGAGCGATATAGGCGCAACCGCCATGACCGAGTGGGAAATCTGCGAACTGTTCGGGGTTATTGCCCCGACGGTTCGGGCTGGGATAAAGGCTCTCTGCAAAAGCGGAGTTTTGAGCGTATATGACATAAGGCGCATTATCCGCATATCGGACAGATACAGCGCGGAGGTTTACAATCTCGAAACGATAGCCGCCCTCGCTTTCCGTATCGAATCATTCGGGGCGGCGAAAGTCCGCAAAGTGTTGCTGGAAAGGATTATACACGGGCGAAAAGAGAACAGCATGATTTTTCTTTCGCTGAATGTCGGCAGTCAAGCAGTCATATCGTCATGAAGTCATGTCGTACTGTCGTATTGGAATCATTGAATCTGTAAGTCAGTCAATCCATTAATAACCGACTATGTGCAGATACGCAGATTCGATTTTCCGAACACAGCAAAGCGGAGCAATCATTCCCGTTTACAAAGGCAAAGCAAGCACGGGGCTTTATGTCGGCTAAAAGGTCGGGCGGCTGCGCCGTTTCCCGATAAATCTTCCTCTCGCTTCGCTGCGAGCGTATTTATCGGGAAAACCTTGTATCCGACCGCCCCGTGCAAAAGAGCCTTTGAAAACGGAAACGACCGCCCCGCCACCCACCGACCGAAAGGGAAAAAATAAGGTGGGGGTATATGGGTAAGCAGACGGCAGGGACAGCCACCGCCGAAAGGCAGACGGACAGACGGACGGCACGCCGCAGGGTATTTACGGAGAAAATACCGTAGCTTATTAGGGAATTTTCCGAGCCGCAATACTACGTATCGCTGAAAATTCCCCAATAAGGCAAGGGGCAAGCCCCTCTGCACACCCCGTTGAGGACGGCATTTCGCCGCCCTCAAAGATAGTCAAGTTTATTGTTTCACAAGCCAAAAAAGAAAGGAAGAATATATGGGTTTCGTAGTTTTACACATGGAAAAGGCGCACGGCAGCGACAGCGGAACAACCGCACATATCGAGCGTTTCATCATACCGAAGAACGCCGACCCCACACGCACCCATCTGAACCGCAGGCTCATCGAATACCCCGACGGGGTGAAAGACCGTTCGGCGGCTATACAGCAGAGATTAGAAGAAGCGGGGCTGACACGCAAAATCGGAAGCAACCAAGTACGGGCAATCCGCATCAACGTGTCGGGAACGCACGAGGACATGAAGCGGATAGAGGAAGAGGGACGTTTGGACGAGTGGTGCGCCGACAATCTGAAATACTTTGCCGACACGTTCGGAAAGGAGAACATCGTGGCGGCGCACCTGCATAGGGACGAGGAAACGCCGCACATACACGTTACACTCGTCCCCATCGTCAAGGGAGAGCGAAAGCGCAGGAAAAGGGAGGAGCGGACGAAGAAGCGATACCGCAAGAAACCGACCGACACCGTGAGGCTGTGCGCAGATGATATTATGACACGGCTGAAATTGAAGTCCTACCAAGATACCTATGCCGAAGCGATGGCGAAATACGGGCTGCAAAGGGGCATAGACGGCTCGAAGGCTCGCCACAAGTCCACGCAGCAGTATTATCGGGATATACAGAAACTCTCCGATAATCTGAAAGCGGAGGTGGTGGATTTGCAGCAGCAAAAAGAAACGGCACGGGAGGAACTAAGA